AGTTGTTAGTTTTCGCTTAATCTCTTTGCCGTCTTCCTCTTCTACATAGTAACGCTTCATCTATTCATTCCTTTAATTTCAAATTTTTCAATAATATACCGTTTAGAACCAAGCTCAAAGCTGACTAGATAATTATTGAAGTTGTCCTGTTTGTTCAAGTCATTAGCAATCTTTCTAGCTGTTTGCTGTGGACATTTTGACCAATTTATTTTACTTGTGTATTCGTGTAATATCATCTCATTGCCTCCCTTTGCATTCTACGCTTCAAACGTTGCTTATATAGATATTCTTTGCTTGGTTCTAAACTAGACAATATCTCATCTAGTAAGTCAAACGCTTCTCCGTTATCTCCTACGCTATCAATTTTTTTAAGTGTAATCTCGTGCATTTCATCATCATTTAAAAACATAGTAAGATAAGGGAATGCCACGGTATGTGGTAAAGCCAAGCGTGATTTAGTTGTATGTAACTTAGGCCATGTACCTGTCTCATCTTTGATTTTTAACTCAAGTTGATTCATTCCGATACCTTGCTCTTTTAGTACGCTAGTGATTCTTTCATATAATTCTTCGTTTGTCATTATGCTATAACCTCAATTATTTCTGTATGCTTTTTGACTTCATATCTTTGTTCTTCTGGAAGTAATTCATTCCATTTTAAAGCCTCTTTTTTGTCATAAAACTTACGTGATTTAATTTCTTTTTCCAATATCCAAGATACTGTGTAGTATGTGAATTCTTCTTTCATTATCCAATTACTCCCGTCTTTATGTTTAGTCTTTGCTGACTTGATAAGTGATATAATTTGCACCACTTACAGTAATAAGATCTAACCGGAATTTTATCATTTTTGTTTTTCTTGCTCTTTTTAGCATGTTGGGCGCTTACTATTGAATATAAAGCACCCATTTTTGTGTATTTGCGTTTCTTACACATATTATTCACTCGCTTTCTTAACCATTGCTTGCTTATAACCCCAAGTAGTTCCTTCGTGCGTATCACGTTGGATTTCTCCTTGTTTAATAAATCCTTTTTGTTCTAATCGGATTACTTGTTTTGTTAATCCTTTTAATGTAATTGCTGTTACTACTTTGATTTTGTCCTTAGGTTTTCTGTTAAATAATTTCATTTATATCTCCTTAATTTCTATAAGACTATGATATCAAAAAAAGCCAACGCTGTCAAGCATTAACTCTTTTTAATTATTTTATTCCTTCCCAGCGTTCAAAATCATCAGCTAGCTCTTGTATAAAGCCCATAATGTCGTCAGTAGTGTACTCTGTGAGCTCATTCTCGTTACTTAAGTTAGCAAGTTCTTTGGCATAGTCTGAAGCCTTATTGTGGTCCTTGTCGTAGCTTTCACCATCCTTCTTTCCAGCTCTTACTAGATACTTCAATACCTGCATTGTATACCAGCCCACAAGCTCTTTGTAGTTAAAATTATGCTTCAAGTATTCGTTAAGTTCTACACCGTATTCATTGGCATAGTGCTTATTTTCTTTTAAGTTCATTTAGATGTTACCTCCAATCCATGTAATAAGCAACGTTGCGATTATACCTATCCAAGTGATAGCGATAAGTGTAAAGCCGACACCTGCAACTATCATTAAAGTTTTTACTGTATCTTTCATTTTGTTCTCCTCTATTTATAATTACATTCTATCAAATTGCTTTTCCTTTGTCAAGAATTAACTGTTTTTAACCATAAATAACTTTTCGTTTTTCGTTTTGTTACTTTGTCCACCTCGGAGAGTGCTACGTGCTTTATCAAAAGAATATACAGCTTCAAAACGTTTGTCTGAAATTGAATAGCTAGAAACTATCACAATGTTAGTTTTGGCCATTTCAAATGCCCAGTCGTAAAATTCTTGGCTATCGAATGAATTAATATAACTTTTTTGTGAAGTACCCTCATAAGGTGGATCAAGATATAATATAGCTCCAGAAACTTCACTAAAGTCTTGATAACTTTTATTCGTTGCTTTTATTTTATTTATTTGTTGAAGTCGTTCAAGCTGTCTAAGCCTTTCAATTTGTTCGAGTTGTTGATGCGTTTCTGGCTTAGTGTTAAACCAATTCCAGTCCAGTCCAGAAGTAACTTTCTTATATGTTTCTGTTTGTCTATAACCGCCAAAAACGTCATGATTTCCAATGATTTCTTTGGCTAGGTTATATTTCAAATCTGAAATTACTTTAGAATATAAATAACTCTTCTTATCATTTCCAAAAGAGTTTACTAGCAACTTCAAAAAGTCATCTGTTGTCTTATTTTCTTTCGCCTTAATCTCGAAGAACTCCGTACGTGAAATAATTAGCGTTTTAATCCACTCACGGTCTTGTGATATAACTCGTTCAAATGCGTTGGTTATATCCTTGTCTAAGTCGTTGTAATGGACGTCTAAGCCATTTAAAATACATTCGGCTGTAATTGCTCCGCCTCCTCCGAAGATGTCGTATATCGGCTTGTCTGTGCCGAAGTTTTGTTTGATAATTTCAATTATCTTCTTGCTTATCTTTTTCTTGCTTCCTTGATACGGTAGTCCGATTGGTTTACCTTTTCTAATTTTCTTCTCGTCTAACTTAAGCATTAAAATTCCTTGTCTTTCTAGTTTGATATAATTTATTCCATTTTTCTATAAGTTCCAGCAACTTAGGTTCATCATATTCGGTAAACAGTTCAATCTGCGATGTAAACCAGCAGTGCAAACAGCGATCGCAACTATAACAGATATTCACGTATCCTCTGCATTCTTTGCAAACTCCTAAACCGTCACTCGTTGGAATATCGAAGCAATGGCAATATCTTTTATCATTTAAGTATTTACTCATCTATTTTCTTCCTTTCGTTCTAATCAGGTCAACTAATGCAAAAAAAGCATATAGTCCAATTCCGACTATTGCTATTATAATAATTTTACCAACTATTGATTCTATATTCATTCGTATCTGTCCTCTGTAAGTCTATCCATGTTACCACCGGCGATTAGTCTGTCAATTTCACATTGATTAGTCCAAAATTCTAAGTGCCCTAGTTCAAAATCTGCATTAACTGAGATAAAACCATTTTCTAAAGTTTCCATTGAGTTGATTTTAATTAATTTGTTTTCCATTGTTGTTTCTCTCTTTCTTAACTTTATATATTTATTATAAACTATTTTCTTTTAATTGTCAAGCAATAAGTGCTATAAACTACTAATAAAATAATTGTTATTATAAATAATGGCGGAATAAATACAGTTACAGCAAACCAAATAATAGATACTAAAGTATAAATCATGATTTTAAGTATTAGTTTACCTGTTTTAGTTTCTTGAAAGGTTATATCCTCATCTAATGATGAATCATCTTCTTTTGAATTACCATAAATTAATTTGTCTTCATTTACTTCGTATTGGTTTCCACAATAATCACATTTACCATTAGTAATACTTGAAGCCCCGCAGGTTACGCATTCAATTAGTTCCATTGTTATTTCCTCTTTCATTTATTGAAATCATTATATCAAAAAAACTCTAAGCCGTCAAGCCTAAAGTCATTTTCAATTTTAATCTTTTACCGTAAAATATTTTTCGCAATCAAAGCATTCAAATGATACATAATCATTATTATAATCGCGAGCAATCACATTTTTGCTATTACAATGAATGCACTCTATAATATTATCCATTTAAGCCTCTTTCAATTTATTTTTGAACCAAACAATGCGTTCTTTGAACCAAGCGTCAACTCCTTCAGGACGTAGCCATTTACCTTGCTTCACACCGTTTTTTTCCATGAACTCAATCACCTTGGCTGGAGTTTCTAGGTCGTCCCACATAGTATATTGTTTTGCTGAATTGTATTTACTAAACATTTCCAGGGTTTCGACGTAGCTATCTTTCAGAAGCTCCGTGTCAAGCAATTTTTGGGCCTTCTCAGCACGTTTAGCGAGTCGTTCGTTGGCTTGTTCCAGTTGCTCCTTTTGTCGCTGTAAGCTCAAGTTATGATTGATATAAGCAATTTGCTGTGCATGTCTTCCAAGTTTGCCTTGCGTATTAAGCTCAATCAGTTTAGCCATTCCCTCGCCAAGAATTTCATCAGCCACAAAGTTATGTTTATATTTTTTATTTGTGTTGCGTACATAGTTGTCAAGTGTTTGCTTGATTTTAAGTTTTTTGTGCAGTTCTCTTAGTGTTGTCAATTTAATACTCCTTCATATATTTTACCAAACTTCAAAGCGTTAATTTTAACTAGCTGTTTCAAGTCTGATATAAATTGCTGTTCTTCGTCAAAGTCAAATGGCATTGTCACGTTTTCCTTGATCCAAGTGAAAGCTCCGTCAAAGTCTTGTCTTAGTAAGCTCATCTTATCCACGATGTCGATAATTTGCTCTTTTTCTTCTGCTGTGTACATGAAACCAACTTTCCATTAGAAGGGTAGATCTTCCGTGTTAACTTCAAACGGTTCAGAACCACCAAATAAGTCTTGCTTAGCTTGCGATTGCTTGCTATTATCATCATGAATAAACACTTTTTCAACCGTAGGGAAAACAAAGTTATAATTTACGTATTCGCCTGATTCCTTAGCTTGTACGCGACCGCTTACTGTTACGATGTCCCCTAATTGAATGAAGTCAGGCAAGAACGCTGAACCGTATGCAACTTTTACATTCGAACCTTTTTCTTTTTCAAATAAAGGAACTGAAATAATTTTCTTATCGCCTTTCGCTGTGTTTACTGTACGTGTATTTTTTTCGTTTACTTGCGCCGTAGTTGTGATAATTGTCATTTAATTATTCTCCTTTTTCTGCTTCTTGCTGTGCTAACCAAATCGTCATGATGTCGGTAATTTCTTTTTTAGTCTTATTTTTCAAGCTTTCAATATTTTTATATCCTAGCTGTTCAGCTCGTTTGATAAGTGGCTGAATCTCTCTAAGCCGTTGCTTTTCGGCTTCAAGTTCTTTCTGTTCTTCTGTCAAGTCGGGCAAATCTTCGCCAGAATATATGTATAGGCCAAGTCCGAACATAGCTAAATTTTTAACTAAACAACGCATAATGGTTTTATTTACATCAAACATTGAAGCTGGTTCAACAGTTTTTTCTCCGAACTTAGTCTTATAAGTATAAGAATTAAACTTCATTGCCTTATTAGCTCCGTCCATTACAGGAAGCCACATTTCATGTGTAATATCATCAACCGTAACAGAAGTAAATACCATAATGCCTAAAGAATTATCATATAAATATGGAACTAGTTTCCCTTTACCGTCATCAAATTTTTTAATCTCGTAAGTAGCAGTAGGGCAAACTTTTTTAAATTCAGCCCAAGCCCAAGACCAAGACAAATAGCTTAGGGAAGTTTTACCTGTCTTTTTTTGTTCGACTTTGCTATTTACATTAATTGCATTAAGTTTTTCAAATACGTTCATTTTTTTCTCCACTTATAGCCACCTGCGCTTTTTCTTTTTCCTTTGCAACATTTGGTTATACTACTTGCATCAATCCCTGTTTCTCGTTCTGCTTGTACCATTGATTCAAACGTATTTAGTACATTGTCATTTAGGTCTAATTGAACAACTTCTATGGAGCGTTTTTCAGCAATCCTTTTTATTCTAGTGCCATGTCTGGCGTTTTCTTTTGCAGTGCACCATTCAAGATTGCTTAAATCATTATTTAATTTATTTTCATCAATATGATTTACACAAGGCTTTCCTTCGGGGTTGTCTACAAAAGCGGTCGCTAAAATTCTGTGTAGAAGTAGAAATTTCTTTTTATCATGCCCATATAAGGCATGCATTAAATATCCATTATTTTGAAGAAAAGGTTTGAGTATTCTTCTGCTTTTTATATTTCTGATTTTACCTAGATTAGATACTTCGTAATTATCAAAGCCCTCAACTTTAACAAAGGTTTCAAATACGCTCATTCGACAACCTCTTCTTTCCAACCTTGCTTTTTCAGTTCTTCAGCAACTTTTTTCACGACTTTTTCTAGCTGTTCTTTATCAAACTTAATGTTAATTGCTTCCATTTTCTCCTCTCTCTACGATGAATACATCACCTTGTCTTGTAATTTCGATATTATACTTAAGCATAGGCAGGATATAACCGTCATCCCAGTAGTTCCATAAGTCATTTATCAAGCCATACAGGCACTCGTCAGGCCCTGCCCTATACTTTGTTTCGTTCATCTCTTCAAGCTCTTTAGACAGCTTTCTGACGTTTCTAGCATAATGTTTACTAGCTTTTTCTTCTGCCTTTAAACTTCTGTAATTGCTTTTCATATATGAAATTCCTGATGTCTTCTTTTTGCTGTTTTTCCTCTTTATCAGACCATCCAACTTTTTGACCTTTTCGTTTGCCACTTTGATAAACTCGTCTATTATCTTCTGGAAAGCCATTTTTCTCGAAGTATATTCTAGCATATTCAAAGTAATTCAAGCTATTGATGTACTGTTGACTTCCCTTTTTGTGATAATTGAGAGTAATTGATCGTCTTTCAGCTAGTTCTTTAAAAGATGTTATCATACTTCAGCATAATAGAAGCCCAATCTCTTAAGAGCTACATATTCCTTGCTATCTTCTTTAACTTCAATAGCTTTTTCTTCATTGAGTGTCAATCGCACAAGCTCGCCAGCATAATATAATGGAACGTCGTTACTCCAATCAGAGTAGTTATAAAACTTAAATTTAGGCACAAAGACTTCATAACCATTAATAATGGCGTTTAACATTTTTTCTTTTTCATCAAGAGTGAACGGTGTTTCTTCGTTAGTTCCATAAAGTTTTCCACTACCGTCTTTAAGATCAAATCTGAACCCCCAACGAGTAATATAATAAAGCGCCTTGTTTCTATCTGTTCCAAAAGTTTCAATATAATCAGCTTGTTTTTGCGTTAATTTAACTACCATTTAGTTCTCCTTTATTTTTATATATACAATTATATCAAAATTAATTATCGTTGTCAAGTGTTAGATGATATTTTTTCATTTATTTTTACTTTTAATTGCAATGCTTTAATCAATGCACGCTTAGAATAATCATTTTCGCAAGCTGTATGCAATTTCTTTGACTGTCTGACTAGAAATTCAGCACGTCCAAGCCATACTTTGAAGAGCTCGTCATTGTGCCATTCTGCTTTTACCATTTCATCTAATGCACGATATAACCAGCCATACACTTCAGCGTGTAAGTTAATTGCCTTGTTTTCGTAATTAATCATTTTCTATTACTTTACCTTGTCCTTTTGCTAAGTCTAAGAAAGCCTGTGCCGATTCTTTCGTTGTTTCGATTGGAGTTTCAGCCTTTACTTTTTCAACTAGTTCACTATCAGGTTCTTTTTTATCTTGTTCGATTGATGTAAAAGCCGAGCCAACATATCCCCAAAGAATTTCATTATTGAAAGCAAAGTTTCGAGCAAATACTTTCATAACAGAATAACTGTTTTTAGTCTTACTATTAATTTTAGGCGACATAGTAAATGCTATCTCATACCATGATGGAATAGTCGTAGCTCCTAAAATATGGCTCGGAATGATACGGAAATCACGTTCTGTCAAAGATTGTTCGCCAGCTTGTTTTCTAGCATGTGCCACAACCATAAACGTAACATACTTATCGTGTTTCATATCTAAAGTGTTTCTAAGGTTTGTAATTCCTCTTAGGACTTCCGCCATTGGTTGGTTCGCGTTGATTATATCGTTGTCATCTAACAAGTCTTTGAGAGGATCTAAGATAACAAGTCCAATGTCTTTTTTTAGTATGAAGTCATATAGCTCTCTAAGCCCTACATTGTGCTTTTTCCCTTGGCTGTCATATTTCCATGTATCAAGTTTAAAAGCTCCACCGTGTAAGAAATACAAGTTATCAGGACTATCTCTTCTTGAACCTTTCAAGCGTTGATGTTCTGTCAGTCTGCTATTCTCGTTCTGAATAAATAACACGTTAGTTTTAGTTGTTTCTCGCCCAGCGAACGGCTCTCCTAGTGCCATTGCCTGCGCTAAATCTTGAGCTAGTGATGACTTCATACTCTTCTCGCTACCTGTTATAAGACCGAGTGAACCTTTAGGCAAAATATCTTGTACATTCCAAAGCAAACCGCCTGAAAAGTCTTCTGATTCTTTAAGTTCTTTAGCTGTGCTTACTTTATCAAATAGGCTAGTCATTAGTCACCTCCATTGGCTCTGATTCTACGCAGTAAACTTTGAATGGTTTTTCTTCTTTTGCTCCATCCCCGAAAAATAGCTCCCATTGATAATTTAATAAAACACAAGTCTTAATAGCTTCGTGTTTTTTTGTATAAAGAGATAATCGTTTTCCGCTATAATTTTTAGCCACCGCGTCTTTATTAGTTGTTAGTGCCACATAGTAAATTTTCATTTTTTTCTCCTTTAGTATATAATATCAAAAAAGACTTGAAAAGTCAAGCCTTAAACGCAACCATTATTGTATCAGCAATCATATATAAACTTTCAAGAAAATCATAATCATTTTTT